AGGTAGTGCAAAGATGACACTGAAGAATGATATCCCTGCTGCTGAAAGGAAAGCAAATGAGAAAGCAAAGTATGTAAAGTATGATCTTACCTATGACAATGGTAGGAAGGGTGATGCTAGTCACCCTATGGATGTGTACCTATACTATGGCAGTGGTACCTTTGATAAGTTTCAAGCAAGAAACTTTGGTGGTCCTACCAAGGGTGATTGGAAGTTAGAATTGAAAGGTAAGTCTGCTGCACAGGGTAAGATACAGGGTGCAGTCCTTAGAAGACTATTAACTGATGCTGGTTTTAATGGGGTGCCAGATGAACCTACTTGGGCACAGAGTGCACCAGGAAACAAACCAGTTACTGATGAGATCTATAAACTATTAAATAATAATAACGCTAAGGGATTTAAGAAGTCTGATCCTAAAGGTGAGCAGTATGGGTGGATAGATCAGGCACCACAGGCATGGAGATACAGTAAGTTAGCAGGTCTAAGACTGTTAAACTGGGTCAAGGCTCATCCCAAGAAGGATAGTATAATGAAAGAAATGTATCTCTACGCATCCTCTCAATCAGATAAGTCTTCTGTATACTGGAAACTCCAGTGAAGAAACTGTCCACCCATCCCCCTACACCCCTAGAGACACTGCTATAATAAAGACATGGCAAAGAACACACACCTAGAGCACCTAGAAGATGATATATTCAACAGTGGTACTGCTGGTGTAACAAATTCTATCAACTTTCTGAAGTCACTTAGAGATATGCTGACTGAGGGAGATGGTGGTCTTGCTATGAAGGTCACTACCAAATGGGATGGTGCACCTGCTATAGTGTGTGGTAGGAATCCACAAGACGGTAGGTTCTTCGTTGGTACCAAGTCAGTATTTAATAAGACCAGTCCAAAGGTAGTATACAGTGAAGACGATGCCGACAAATGGTATCCTGGTTCTACTGTGGGTGCTATCCTCAAGAATTGTTTACAGAGATTGTCCACTCTACCCATACAAGGTGTGCTACAGGGTGACCTGTTGTATCAGAAGAAACCTCCAGTCATAATGCTAGAGGGTAAACGCACCTATAGTTTCAGACCTAACACTATTACATACACTATTAATTGTGATAGTGATTTGGGTGCGAAGGTAGGTCGGAGTAAGTTGGGTATAGTATTTCACACAGAATATACTGGTGACACTATGGAGACATTGACAGCAGGATTTGGTGCTGATGTCAGTAAGTTACAAGGACAACCAGACGTTGCAGTATTCTCCTCAGAGTTTACTAACGTTGGTGGTGCTGCCAACCTAACAATGGTAGAGAGAGCAGCAGTTGACAGGACTATCCTTGCTGCTGAGAGGAATCTTAGACAAGGACAGACATTCATTAAGGGTATACAGGAAGTAGGTAAAGGACCATTTACTCTACCTGCATTGTTTAAGGTATACTTCAACCAAGTAGTCAGAGAGGGTAGGGTACCACCTGCTCAGATAATGTCTAAACAATTCTGTAGTTTCATCGATAAGAAGTTTGTTGCTGAGATTGCAAAGAAAAAGACAGGTAAGTCTAAGGTTGAGTGGATGAAACGACGTAATGAAGCTGTGAAATACCTAAATACTAACAGGACTTCCATGAATAATGCACTTGATGGGTTTAAAAACCTGATGGATGCTAAAGTCATGATCATAAATAAGTTGACGAAGATAAAAAGTGTTGGCACATTCCTTGAAGAAGAGAATGGTCTACGTGCTACTAACCCAGAAGGGTTTGTTGCTATCAAAGATGGAGCAGCACTTAAACTTGTTGATAGACTGGAGTTTTCCAGAGCAAACTTTACAGCCGCTAAGGACTGGGGATGAAATTTTTAGAATTCTTAAGAGAAGCAACAGCAAAGGGTAAAACCCCTGCTGAAAAAAAGAAAGAAGCACAAGAGGCAGACAACCATGTTGCCATAACTTTTGGTCGCTTCAATCCTCCGCATGCTGGTCATGGTAAACTCCTTGACGCAGTTAAATCACATGGTGGTGACTCTGGTAACTATAGGATCTATCCTTCTAGGTCACAGGATCATAAGAAGAATCCCTTAAGTGCTCAACAGAAGGTTGATCACATGCGTAAGTTGTTTAAAGGACACAAGGACGCAATTCAAAACAATGAAGCACATAGGAATGTCTTTGACATACTACGTGACCTAAATGATGAGGGTAAAGAGCATGTAACTATGGTAGTGGGTGATGATCGTGTCAAAGAATTCGAGAAGATCACTAACAAATATAATGGAGTCCATTATGATTTCAAAAGTATTAACATAAAGTCTGCTGGTGCTAGAGATCCAAACTCACAGGATCCAGTCGAGAAGTTGAGTGCTAGTGGTCAGAGGAAGCATGCTTCTGGTGACGACCATGAGAGTTTCCATGCTGGTATGCCCAAGGGTACCAGTAAGAAATACTCTAAGCAGTTAATGGCAGATGTGAAGGCAGGTATGGTACCACCTAAGAAGGAGAAGAAGGGTACTAAGAAAGAATCTGTATGGGACTATGCACCTAAGCTAGACTACGATTCATTCAGAGATTTCTATATGCTCAACCAAATCTTTAAGGTAGGAGCATTAGTAGAGCATGACGACACAGGATTGCGTGGTCATGTAGTCCACCGTGGAACT